CTGGTTAGCTCACTATCCATTAATGCACCTGCTGCCGTTACATTGGTAGTATCAGTAACATCTGCACTAGCTTCTATTCCGTCTAACTTGGTATGGTCTGCATCTGTAAAGACGTTAGAATCTGTTGCACTGTCTACAAGTGTTCTAATCTCTGCAGCAGTTTGGTCAGCCGTTGCACTGGCTTCAATGCCATCAAGCTTAGTATGGTCAGCATCTGTAAATACGTTAGAATCTGTAGCACTATCTACTAATGTTCTAATTTCTGCTGCAGTCTGGTCAGCAGTAGCACCTGTTTCAATGCCGTCTAATTTAGTACCATCAGTAGCTACATCACGACCATCAACAGTACCACCTACTGTAATATTGCCTGTAGCGGAAACAGTAGTAGCAGAAACAGCAGCAGGAGTTGTACCACCAATTACAGTACCATCAATAGTACCGCCATCAATATCGGGAGTATTTATATCGGGAGATGTTAAGGTTTTATTTGTGAGAGTTTGTGTACCTGTTAAGGTAGCGACTGTGCTGTCGATAGCTACAGTAAGAGTATTAGAAGCACCAGATGTATCAATACCTGTGCCACCTGCAATAGTTAAAGTTTCTGAATCTAAGTCAATGTTTAATGCACCGCCAGAATCGCCTTGAAAATCTAAATCTTGTGCAGTTACTTGTGCATCTACGTAAGCTTTGATAGATTGTTGAGTTGCTAAAGCTGTTGCACTATCACTTGACAAATCATCTTCGTCTAAGACTGCTGTAACTGTTGAGCCTGAAGCCAGTACAAGACTGTCGATATTAGCTGTGCCATCAATGTATAAGTCTTTGAACTCTAAACTGCTTGTGCCTAAATCAATATCGCTATCAGTTACTGGTACGATAGCCCCATCTTGAATACGAATTTGTTCTACAGCAGCGCTGCTTACTTCTACATATAGACCAATGCGATTATTTGTAGAATCAACTTCTATTTTATTTAAGAAGTCTTGGTCTCCCATTTTACTAATGTTACCGCCCTGTCCTGCACTGCCATCGTGTGTGTGACCAGTTGTGCCAGAACTTGCATACGCAAAAGCATTTACAAGTTGATTATATTCATTATTAAAAAGAGAGGCAGAAATAAGGTTGCCGTCTGCAATTGTACTTTGTCTTGTATAGCTTGTACCTGCCATTTAATTATCTCCTGCCTGTTGGGACATAGTTTATGTATAAACCATTTATTGTGTAAGGTATTAAAGAATCTGAACTGCTTATTGTGTAATTGCTTGAGTAACAACTACCCTGTAAGTTTTGTCGCACTAATGGGTTTTCCAATGAACCGAAATAATCAGTTCCAAACGTAGCTGTTCCAAATGCCGCACCTGCTCTAACTTCAGGTAGTGTGTAGGTTGTAGGCTGTGCTACATTTAAATCATCAAAATCAAACGTAACTTTTAAATCGGGCTGAGCAAAACCACCTGCAGTTGCATCGGGGCTAATTGAAAGCTTAGCATAATGTAAAGTTTTTCGAGTTCCTAAATCACCGAAATCCAAATAGGGCGTTGTATATGTGGCAGCTATATCAGAAGAAGACCCACCATATAAAAATGAATTGCCGGTATCGTGGTTATAAATATAGCCGTCTGTATCACCATGTACGATTTGTTCAACGCCTGTATTTAAAAATCCACTATCTACAGCTACAGCTTCAATACCTTTAGTTTCAGACCACTCAAAAGCTTGTCCAGTAAATGTACCTATAATTCCTTTTGATTCGCTGCCTGCTTGATTTGGATTATGATAGTATAATCTGTATTGAGATTTAGAACGCAGTACAACACTTGTAATTGTTAAATTATTAATGGTATTTGTAATATTACTAATGATGCTTTGAATATTTCTACTTACAGAAGTCAACTCAACGTCACCAATACGTGCTGTACCCGCAAGTGTACGAATACCATCTGGACTCAAGAATACTAAGTCACCGCCAATTTCCTGAATGCTTTGACCATCTAAACAACCTACGTTTTTAGTAATAGGTACTATAGCTGTAGTGCTGTCATTAGCCTCTATGTTTATAAGGCGATAAATACTATTTCTACAAAATACAATACAATCGCCACGAAAACTTTTTAATCCTGTTACTTTATCTGCAAGACGTACAGAGCCTGAGCCTGCTCCTACAAAGTTATCTATTTCATGCAAGTGACTATAATAAACTAAGTTAGGGTCATTAGCAGTTCCTGCTACTACCGAATGATTGCTATGTATTGTTCCTACTGTTGGGGCATCATTGTTATTTATTGTTACTTCGTGTGCATAAAATGTTCTAGTATTTAATGCGCCAGTACCTGTCATATAAAAATAGTATGGTTTATTTGCACCATCACAAATAAAAACTTCACCATACGGAGATTCGCTTCCTTCATAAATACTTATAGAACATTGTCCTTGACCTGTTCGAGAAAGTATAGAACGACCTGTAAAGGCAGTATAGTTATCGCCACCACTATGAACAGCGACACGATTTATTTGCAGCCAAGTAGCTCCGTCATTGCTAAAGAAAATATCTGTTCCACTACAAACTATTACACCATCTGCGTATGTTTTAATTCCTAATACAGTATTTGCAGCATTAGGTCTAGCTGCTGAAGCACCACCAAAAGCTGTGAAGCCATTAATTCTTCGATAGCCGCCATCGGGGTCAACCTCAAAATTACGCAGCGTTGTTGCAATTCCGGGTTGTCGTAGCATTTCTATTTCGCTAATGTTGGTATTTAAACCACCCTTAGACGAAAAACCAAAAGGTTGAGAAGCTGCCATAAATTAAACTCTTTTTATTCTATCGTCAGTAAAATAGAACGGAGTAGGCTCAATAAGATTCGAGCGCATACTGCGTAAACCTTTCTTATAATCATCCATAGCAAAAGAAGCTGCTTGTGGATTATCTTTAAACTGATGAATATAATATCTTGCACGAGCCAATAATACTGTGCTATACATTTCAGGAAATACTATCTCATCAGTATAAGCAGTTAGTTTAGTGGGTAAGTTCCAAGCATAAAACCATACTCGATATACTTTATCTGGTATTGGGCTAAGTCCAAACTTTCGTGAGTCAGGACTTCTAATTACTCTGTCGGGTTCTCCGTATGCTTGAGTATCTTCATCATCTAAGTTTTCTGCAACTCGTCTATATCTTTTCCAGTCTTCTAGAGTTGTATATCGTAGGTTACGCCCAACATAGGGAGATGTTTCGCCCGAAACGCCTACTGTAGTTAGATAGAAGTTGTCCCAATCTATTGAGCCGTAGTCATCCTTAATTGAATCGCTAGAAGCCTTCAGCTCATAAAATCTTTGTCCGGCTACTGTTTCTACATATACGTTTCCGTACATCGGGTCGGTTGCACCGCTTTCACCCGCAGATAGAAAAGGCCATTGTGGTTCTTGGTTTATAATATCAAAGTATGCTTTGTTTATAGAATCTTTTACGTGTGCTTGTATGCCTACAGCCGTACTAAAATCAGAAGCAGTCAAAACTACTTCATTCATTTCTCTTAAAAGCTCATTAGTTAAATCTAAGTAAGTCGTTGCCATAGGTTATATTGCCTTTAAATTTGTTAAAGATTGAGGGGCTTTTACACCCCTCTCTCTTGTTAGATTATGCTTAGTCGACAGTATAGAATGCACCAACCAATGCTTCAGGTCGCAAGACCTTAACACCGAATACGTGCAAACCACGACAGATGTCGCCAAAGCTATCTGGGTCACGGATAACTTCAGTGCTAGTGATGGTTTGTGCAGTACAGATAGCAGAGATGTGACCTGCCATAATCTTACCAGTAGCTGTAGTAGTTGCTGCTACGTTGTTAGATTTGTACATGCTGAAACCACGCAACTTGCCAGAAGTAACAAGACCATTGCGGATAGAGCCTTGTCCGGCATTGAAGTCTACAGAAAGTAGTTTCGAGCCAGAACGAGATAGCTCCTCATAGAAGCTAGGTGGAGCTACTACCCAACGACCTTCTTCAGGTACGTTTTGGTCATCCAATAGCTTAGCCATACGAGCTAGTAGGTCAAGGGCATCAACGCCAGTGCCGTCAGAACCAAGAAGGTCAACAGAGGCAGTGGTTTCGTTAAGACCTGCAGTACCTGCTGCAGCATCTATAGATGTTAGACCGTTTAGACCTAAATTCTGTGAGTTTAGGTCGATCTGTCTAGTACCTGATGCAATTGTAACGATGTCACCGATACCTACACCTGTACCATCACCAATTGAAATAGGTGTATTTCCTGAGCCAATCACACCGCTATCAAAGCGCTCAACAAGGTCATTAAAATAAACTTCATTGCCGTAAGTTGTTTTTATGTAAACCCGAGAATGTTTTGTTTCTTTTTTTTGCCATGCTGCAGACATTCCTAAAGTTGACCATAAAGAAGATCCATCTTGAAATTTAAAATAAATAAACTTACCTTTGCAAAGAACTTCTGAGATTATTAGCATCTTTTTTAACATCTTTTCGTAACCTACAAATGGTCCTTTTGCTTTTGTATATCTTCCTGACAGTATCTTAATTTGCTCTATTTGCTTTCCTGACAGCTGACGATTTAAGAAGTCAGTATTTCTTTTTACTTCTGGACCTTCAGGCATTTAACATCTCCTTGTACCATTTTGGTGTTGTTGAATGTGGTTCCCATTTAGCGAACCGTACTTTATCTTTAATGTAATATTTTCTGTAGCTTGCAACTGGGTCATCACCGACTTTGTATTCATCTTTCATGCAGATTGCAAACGGTGTCAACCCTTTGTTTTTCATAAAACGAGGTTTGTTTTG